AGTCGTAAATACGATAGTTGACGTTATGGTTTTGGTCAGAGTTATCTCCCCATATTCCGAATAATGGAAGTCCCTCTTTTCTGTGGTCAACAGTTCCGCCACCGCCTAATAAATTTGATAAACTAGCCATTGAAATTTTCTCCTGAATTTTCTTTTAAATTATTTATATTATTAATCTTCTTCATAGTATTATGTTAAAACCCATCCTGTAAATGAAGAAGTTACATCTGGCGTTGTTTTGTACACAAGTCTTAAACTTGCATATTTAGCGTCACCAATTAGATCAGCAGCTTCACCAGCAATATTTTGTCCGTTTCTTGCAATCGTTAGATTTGCGTCTTTCCATTTACCATAACCGTCAGCAATTAATACATAATCGTCATTATTAGGGTTAGCAGGTAAAGTCATTGTAAAAGCACCGTTTGTTGTATTACCAATATAAGCGCCACCAGAAACAGCTGTAAAATTAGCAGTCTTTACATCCCAATTGATAGCAGTTGCGTCTGCCCATACTGGATCAGCCGAAGCACCTTTTGTTTGTAATACTTGTCCACTTGAACCAGCTGCAAGTCTTTGTACACCAGTAGCATCTCTAAATAAGAAATCTCCGTGTGTAGTTAATTGAGTTACATCATCACCTTTTTTAGCGATTTTTGACCAGTAAGTTGCATTTGAAGTTGCATTACCAGTTGAAGCTAAAATACAGATGAATGATTCACCATCAAAAGTTACAATGTCGTCAACTACATAATCAGTTCCAGAGTTGTAAGCTCCTTGGAATACTGGTTTAATTCTTCCTAAATTTATTGTTGCCATAATTCTATGTTTCCTTATTTCTATTTATATTTATAATCGTTTATATCTCAACTATAAAAAATTTTTAATTTAATTCTACTTTTAAATCTCCGTTATCAACACTAAATGTCAGACCAGCCCTCATAAAGAAACTATTTTTAAAGATGTCTTCTTGTTCTTTAGTTTCAAAACGAGTTTCTACGTTATCTTTTCCGTCAGTTTTAGTTAATTGCAATTCACCTTTCCATTCAGGTGTGTAGATTTTTCCACCTGTATTACTAAAATTACTTTCATAGTAATATAACACTCCAATAGCACTACCTGGAAACAAACTTACAGATTTCCTTGGTATTTGAATAGTTACTGTTGCACCAGCAACACCTATTGTACCTGAAGTAGTTACATTTGTAGTATATTCTACTCCACCTGATTTTGTTCCACCATTTGTAATAGAAAATTTAAAATCAGATTGTAATAAATTAGTATCAGAAACATCAAAAACATATGTAAATCCTTCATATAATTTTATATCATTTCTGGTTCTAGTTATATGTGTAATTGGTTTTTCATCATCACCATTATCAACACATAAAGTTCCACCAATACCTAAAACATACATTTTTGTTCCATCAGAATTAAATGAAAATCCTTTAATATCTATATTATTTGTTCTAAAACTTTGATTTGAAGTTACTGCCTGGGTAGTTGAAATATCAAATTCTGTTACTAATGGATATTCCATAACATCATTACCTGTTGCACCTGTGATATAAATTTTTGTACCAGCAGCATTAAACTCAATTCCTCTTGGTTTATCATCTTCAGTAGCAATTGAATGTGCGTCAACAAATGAAGCAGTTGAAATATCATAAGCAGATGTCAATAGATATTCATTAATATCGTTACCGTCATCTCCAACTAAAAATAATAATTCTCCAGGGTTAACAGCACCTCTAGCAACTGTATTAAAATGTAAATCAATCATATTTGCATCCTGAGTTGCAACTGAAAATCTTTGTGAATAAGTTGCTGTTGCAACGTCAAAAGCACTTGATAAAGTATATTCATTTATATTACCAGCAGCAATTTGAGGTGAAGCTTCAGCAGTTGATCCTCCATTTTCAATAACGAACATTTTTGTTCCGTCATTATTAAATGTTAAATTAACAGGACTTTGACCTTCAGTAGAAATACTTTTTTCTTTTTCGTAAGTCAATGTAGATATATCATAACCAGTTGATAATGAGTATTGTATAATTCTTGCGTGAAATTTATCAACAGAATAAAGTTTTGTTCCGTCATTATTAAATTCAAAACCGTTTAAAGTTGACTTACCTGATTGAGTAGAATTTTCAGCATTATTTCTAACTAAAGATTGTGTAGTTGTAAATGTAGCAGTAGTAGCGTCATAAGCACTTGAAAGAGCATATTCATAGATACTATCATTTCTTTCAGCACCAGTTGTTAATTTAGTAATAACTTTTCTTACTGATTGATTTGTAATTCCTGCGATATTAAAACCATAGAAATCGTCTTTTTCTTTTCCTGTTACTGTGAATTGTGTTAATTTACTCATATCTTTATTTATATCCTATTAAGCAACCTCTAATAATTTCCAACCGTTAGTTGCACCAGTATATACTAGTGTAAAGGCAGCGTGATCTGTTTCAGCAGTTAAATTTTCTGCAAGATTCATAATATCGTTTCCGTTTCTATCAACTGTTAATTTATTTGTTGAAAATGTTCCGTTTAAGTCTAAAAATGTTACAGAGTCTCCAGTTAATGGTGAACTAGGTAATTGTATTGTACATTCAGCGGCAGAAGTATTAACTAAAAATCTTTGATTACTTTCAGAAACAGTTACCGTAGAACCATCTCCAACAACAGTTACGTATGGTGTACCACCACCTAAACCTGTCCAACTTGATCCGTTATAACCTTCCCAAGCAACTAGAGATGTATTGTATCTTATAGCACCTGCGTATAAAAGACCACCGACTGGTCTTTGAGCTGTTGTTCCTGTTGGTGGAACCCAAGCACCAACGCCTGCATTATCTCTTGTTAAATATCCTAATACAGCATTTTCAGTAGGTACGGCATTGTTTGAATTACCACCTAAGGTTTCGTCTGTACTAAATTCGTTAATAGCGGCACCTAATTCTGCACCGATAGATCCAAGTTTTAATTCACTTAATCCTGAAAGGTTAAAGGCGTCTGCGTTTAGTGTAGCAGTACCAGTTGCCTGTTCAATTTTGAATAGATCACCAACTCTAAAGTCACCTTGTTGGTCAGTTGATACCCAATAAATTCTACCACCATCATTTTCAATAATTTCATCATCTTGGTCAGCAGCCTGTGTAGGTGTATTTGGATAGTTTGTAGTTACAAAACCACCAGTACCGATATTTAAGAAATCGTGTCCAGTTAAACGAATGTTTGAGAAACCACTTGATACATCTGTTGATATACCATCACCTTTTGCCTTACTTGTTCCTATATCTTCCGTTAATCTGATTACTGCTGTTCCGTTTGTTGTATCTTCTTCAGATACTAACCCAATTCTGTAATACTTTGTATCACCTGCCATCTTAACATTTGAAGCAAGTTTAAGTATATTTTGTGCATTTAAAGTTGTTGTTCCTGATTTAACTGCAAGTAACGGTCCTCTTTGACCTTGTTGAGCAGGTGAACCAAAACTACCATCTAAAGTAATTTGAAAAGTAGAAGAATCTTCTTTTTCAATTGTACAAATTTCTCCGTTTTGAAAATTACCACTTATGTTTTCTATATGTAAATATGCTAATGACGTATTAAATCTGAATATTTTAGCAGTTGCACCTGAAGTAGCTCCCTGAATTGTAGCAGTTCCTTGTCCTTGTATTGAAATCATATTTTCAATATCTGAAACCGTTGCACCACCTAAGATAGCAGCGGCATTGTATTTCAACATTAAACCTCTAGTTTGAATATTTACTGGTATCTCATCTTCATCCGTACCTTCTGCAACACAAGCCTGTTCTCCGTATGCGTGTGAACAGTTTAGTCCTCTAATAAATCCACCTGATTCAGCGTAAATAGCTTTTTCTGCATAGTAAACGAAAACTGATACTGCCTCACAACGACCATTTCCTAAGATATGAATACCCATACCGTCGGAGTTGATTTGTGTAAAGTCATTTCCTAAAATTGATTTGTTTGAATTGGGGAATGTTTTCTTATGTAAGTTACCATCAATCTGCATACCACAAGCACCAGTATTTGCTGATGTACAGTTTTGTATGTATGGAGAAGCGGTTCTGATATTTCCATTAGGGTCCAATGATATTACTGCAGCCATTATAACACCTTTAGGTAATACTCTTTCACCTACATCTGTAATATTGAATTTTGCTTTTCCTAGAGTTACAAAATCACCTGTTGTTAATCCGTGATTTGAGTTTGTGTTAACTGTTATTTGTCCAGCTGCGTGAGCATAATCATAATTAGAAACACTAACATTAACTGATTCTGCACCTTCAACAATAACATTACCACCACTAACATAAGTGTGTGCTAAATCTTCTATGGCAGTAGGAACTGTAAATGAATTAGCACTTGTTACAGTTACCTCATATAAAGCACCAGCACGTTTTGTGCCAGTTAAACCTGTAAATGTAAAGTTTCTAATATTGTTTGCGTCATTACATAGGAACATATGAGAAGCATTATTATCTTCTAAAGAAGTAACTTCTAAAGTCATATCTCCACTACCACCAATATTTGCTGATGCTAAAGTGATTATATCACCAACACTAAATCCTGCACCACCGTGATATGTATTAATTTCAACACAAGTACCACCTGCGTTATGTAAACTGAATACTGCACCTGATCCTACATTTGGAAGAGTTAATGTTCCTTCGTGTGTACTGAAATCCATACCAGTTATTTTGACAGCATCACTAACTGATAATCCGTGAGCACCAGTAGTAGTTATAGTTGCAATACCTGTTACATTGTCATATGCTACATTTGATATTGTAAATGATCCAAAAGCAGCATTTGTAATTTTACCACCTCTTTTATATGTGTGTACTAAAGATGATGTACCAATGTTAGCAGTAAAATTTGTTGAGTCTGGTACACTTGCAACAGTATAAGATTTTTCAACTTTACTAGCGTGAATATATTTGTAATCTCCGTTTGTTACACCTGAACTTGGTTTGTTAATTATTTTAACTGTTTTAATTTGTGTACCTGAACCAGCTGCAGGAGTTACTTTTGTATTTCTTAAAGTTTCTCCCATTACAGAAACACCTGCTCTAATTCTTAAAGGTAAAATTTCTGAATATGTTCCGTTTTTAATTCTTAATATATCTCCAGCAATAGATTTAACATCCATTGTTAATGGAACAGTTGCATTACCGATTAGTGATCCATCAATGTATAGTTTATCACCTACATTATGATCGTGTGTACCGTTTTGAATATCTACTGTCGTAGAAACACCTGTTGTATCTACTCTAAAGAAAGTGTCAGCACCAACAGAAGGTAAAGTTGTTTCTGCACCACTTGTAAGAGTGTAATCTAATCCTCTTAATCTTATAGTATCATTAATAGATAATCCGTGAACACCTGAAGTTGTAATTGTAACTACACCTGTTACGTGGTTGTAAGGTGCGGTTGTAACTGATAAATTTGAGTTATCTGATTTTTTAATTTCCCCACCACTAACATAAGTATGTGTATCGGTTGAAGTTCCTATATTTACTGTTAATTGAGTAGTTGTAGGAACAGAAACAACTGTAACTTCTTTATAAGCAACTGCCTTAACATCATTGTAAACATTAGCAGTACCACCAGTACCACCAGATACGTTTTCTACTTCTCTTACTGAATTTATTTTTGCTCTTGTAGCAGCATATTGAATTGTTTTATAAGGTAATGATTCTGAACCTGGGTTATTATCTGAACCACTTGGAGAAACCCATAATACGTTTTTACCTGATATACCACTCCATTTTACATCTAGTCCATCAGTTGTTAAAACTGAACCAGGCATACCAATAGGTAACCTAGATACACCACCTGAACTTTCAAATAATAAATCTCCTCGTGTAGTTAATACAGCGGCAGTATCTCCTTGAGCAAGAATTGTCCAAACAGTTGCGTTTGTACCAGGAGTTACATCTGTTTGTTGATCTTTTAATTGTATGTATGAATTTGAAGAATATCTAACTACATCACCTATATTGTATGCTGTAGCAGCGTCATAAGTACCTCTCCAATTAAATCCACCAACTACTTGTTTCCAATAAGTTGAATTTACAGTTCCGTCTGCATTAGAAGGTCTTTGATTAGTTGCGTTTAAAATACATACGTAAGAATTACCACCATACTGAATTGTATCACCAGTTTTGTATGCTGTTCCGTGTACATAAACACCTTCAGCATTAAATCCAGTTGTTACTACATCCCAATAAGAATTATCAGCAGGAGTTTGTCCTGAAGCTTCTTCAGCATTAACATAAACGTAAGAATATCCACCGTAAGTTACAACATCACCTTTTGAGTAAACTGTACTTGCGTTGTATGAATCTTCAAATTGTAATCCTTCAGAATAAATTGAAAAGTTTGCCTGAGCAAAATCATCTGTTGTTGCACCTGAAGTGTGAGCAGTTGTAACTCGGTATTGATAAGAACCAAATTTTACAACATCATCTAATCTGTAATAAGTTGTTGTAGCCCAATCACCTCTAAATGCTAAACCTTCACTATAAAGTGTAAAGTTTGCTAAATCTATATTAATATCACCACCAGCAGCTGATGTGTGTTCAGTAGTGACTCTGTATGTTCTTCCCCCATACTTAACTAGGTCGTTTAATCTGTATTGAGTTGAAGAAGTGTAATCACCTCTAAAAGTGATACCATCTGAATATTGTTCAAAGTTTGATTGATTTAAAACTGCACTTGATGATGTATGAGCAGTTGTAACTCGGTATTGTTTACCACCATAAGTTACTAAATCATTTAATTTGTACCAAGTAGCATCCGCATAGGCACCTTTGAAATAAAATGATTCTCCGTGTAGTTGCCAATTTGATGTGTATGTTGCAGGAGAAGTATAAAAAATATTTTCGTTATTTGGTGATGTATGATTTGCTATACAAACATACGAATTACCACCGTATTTAACTATATCGTCAATTATATAACCAGTGCTGGTTGTCCAATCACCTCTCCATTTAAATTTAAGTCTACCTAGTTTAAAATCTGCCATTTGTTTCCCTAATTACTCATTTCTATACTGCACTTTGGTAAGTAGTAGTTGATGAACTTGCCGTTGTGTCTTCAAAAGTATCAAAATCGTCTGAAACTTCAGCGTTTCTTGTTACTCCTGCGTTTGATCGTTTTACTAAATCTCCACTAGTATTATTTATAAGAAAAGTAGTGGTAGGATTTACTGAAAAATTAATTTGTTGAAATCTATCACTATCATTATTGAAGTATCTTTTTTTAACTTGTCCTACTACAATACTTAATCCAGTCTTTGGTATTAGTGTAAATGTAACTACTGTATTATTGACTAAAGTAAAGTCAGAAAATGGTACTTGTTGAACACCGTCTAAAAATACTGCAATCCTTGACTCATTTAACACAGGTGTTCCTATTGTAAATTCAAATGCCGTACCGTCTGAAGTAAAATAGTTGACATCAAACATCTCTAGTCTTTCATCTACATAATCTGTTTCTCCTCTTCCAACAAAATCAGACTTACCATCTTCATAAAATTTTGATACCTCAATAGTTTCATTACCCTTGTTAGGGTTTATTGAAGTTAAGTATAACATACCATCTCTTGTTCGTCTAATTCCGTTAAAAGATTTCTGTTTTACTGAAGCTGATGGTGTGTGATCTACTAGATATGGCATTTTTCTATATTTATATTATTATGTTAATTCAAGGATACTTGCGTATGCCTCAACATCTACTGAAGACGAATCAGGATTTGCGTCAGCAACTACTCTAACAATATCGTTAGCCTCTAAATTAACTGGTTTGTCTAAAGTCAATGTATTGTTTGGTGGAACCTCTAAACTTTTACCTATATGATAAAAAGTAGAACCACCATCGGTTGTAACTTTTACATTTACAGTAGCACTAGCACTTGTACTTTTATTTGAAATATATAATGCGTGAATTACAGCGGTTGCACTTGCACCAGCGGTAAATAAATTACCAGCGGATGTATCCACAACTGGAACTGTTATTCCTGCATTTTTAAATGTACTTGCCATAATTAACTACCGAATACTATTGAAAACGCTAATGAATCTCCTAACATTGCTACATCACCATCTGCGTCTGGAAAAGTTATTGTTCTATCTCCTGTAGGTTCTGCAACCGTTATAGTTGTTTCGTATGCGTTCTCCTGATAGCCTTCAAAAACTAAATTTGCACCGTTTAATGTAATATCATTACTAGTTACGGCACCTGCATTTGTAACTGCCTGTAAAGTTACAGCACCAGCACCACCAACTTCTTTTACAACACCACCAGATGTTTTAGTATATAACTTACCATCGGTAACATTCATTGCCAATTCGTGTACTTCTAAAGCAGCAGCACCTGGAATTTGACTTGGTGTTTCGGATCTTTTTGGTTTAATTACTGTTGCCACTAAAAGTTTCCTCCATCAACAGTTACAATTTCAACTTCACCTGAAGTTACTTGAAAATTGTCTGAGGTAAATGAAGCAACACCTTTATTAGAAGTAGAGGCATCCTCACCTTCAACCTTGATAGTATTATTATCAACGATTGTGTTAATACCTTCTCCTGCTAAAAACTCTAAATTTTGTTCTAAATAAACTCTACCTGTTGTTGAAGACTCATCTGTTAAAGTAATAAATGGATTTGCTAATTTAGAAGTTGTTATTGTGTTGTTTGCAATCATAGAATCAACAACACCTAATGCCTTAACTCTTAATGCGTCTGAATTTACTTCTATTGAAGAATCATCAACTTCTACATCTAAAGTATTTCCACTTTTACTTAAAGCTGCACCTGCAGTTATTTGACCTGCACCAGAAAATTGTGCTACATCTAAATCAGTTGTACCAAATGTTGGAGCGCCTGTGTGTGTAAATGTGTAACCGTTATTAGCGTTAGCAGAACCTTCTTCAACAAATACGAAAGAACCACCTGATAATTCTGATGGTTGGTCTTCCGGAGTTGCTCTTGTTAGTACCCAAGGATTTGAAACATCGCCAAGTGATGTTAAAGTGTAGATACCGTTTTGAGTAGCATCTGTTTGATCTTTAACTAAAATTCTATCACTTAAATTTGTTGCGAGAGTATCTAAAGTTAATGTTCCGTTTGATGTTGATGTTAAAGTTGCACCTATACCAGATGTACCATTTGAATAAGTTGCCGTTAAGTTACTTGTTGTTGCAAGTTTACAAGATGGTTTAGTATCTAAACCTTGTGCAACTTGGTCAACATATGTTTTATTTGCAAGTGAATTATCTCCAAAACCTGCTCTATCTTCATAACCTGATGGTACAATTACTGTACCAGTACCGTGAGGTGTTAAATCAATATCTTTATTACCTGCTGTTGTAGTAATTGTTTGACCATTAATTGTAATATCATCTACAACTAAAGAAGTTAAACCTGCAAGATCAGTTTCAGTTGCACCTAAAGTTAATACTGAAGTACCTAATGTTGTTTGAGGATTTGCTATATTAGCATTTGAAATAGCAGCACTACCAGATAAGTTAGCGTTTGTTAATGCTGTAGCAGTTACAGTTACCGTATTGTCGGTAACAGTTTGTGTCATACCACCAGTACCTAAAAAGTTTAATGTTTCTGAAGTATTATAAGTGTCTGTACCTGTATCACCTGCTAAGTTAATAAATTGATTAACAGTATCAAAATCTAAATTACCTGAACCGTCTGTTTTTAAGAACTGACCAGCAGTACCATCACCATCAGGTAAAATAAAAGTTTGAGAATTTGTTACTGCATTAGGAGATTTAATTCCTATAAAGTTACTACCGTTATTAGTACCTTCGTTAAATCTAATTTCACCACCTGCTGTTAGTGAGTTACCTATATTGATTGTGTCTATTGCTAAGTTAGCGTCTGCTGTAAGTGCTGAATTACCTGTTAGAGTACCTTGTACGTGGTCTAACATATCTGTAAAATACTGACCTCCGATTACTGATACATTATTTGCGTCACCGTTACTGTCAACACCACCTTCACCAATAAAAATTCTATCTCCAAGATTGCCTTGTGTACCTGTTCCATAAGTATATGCTAATTCACCAAGTTTAAGTGTTGCTGGTGCTGAAGTTGCAGGACTTCTTTTAATCTGTATTACTGTTGCCATATTTACTCTCTAAAATGTTCCGCCGTTAAATGTTAAAGTTCCAGTAGTAGTAACAATTTCATTTCTACTTACAAACTTACCATCACTAGCTCTGTATTGCAATAATGCACCATCATCTAAAGAAGTAACATCAACATCACCTAATAATTTTAATGAAAGAGAACTGTTTTGAAGTGAAGTACCTGAAGGCAAAGTTACTGAAACTTTTTTGGGTCCGCTTCCAGTAGAAGCATTAATTTTTGCTGTAATACTTGCCATAAACCTCTCTCTTTGTTATATTTATAATACTTTTATTATGTAGTTACATTGGGTCTTACAGTAATTAGACCCTCAATTACTCTAGTTACTGTACCAGTAGAGGTTTGTGTAATCTCTACATCATAAACATATCTTTCTGCGTCTAAAGATGCTGTCTGAGCTGCCGTCAACGACAAAGCAACTACTCCTGAAGTAGCGTCTGTAGCAATAACCGAAGTCATAGATGTTCTTGTTCTTGTTGACGCATAACCTTTTGCTAACTTGGCTTCTGTTGTGTAACCAGTCAAATTAAATGCGTTTCCGTTTGCGTCTTTTACAGTTACATCTGAACTAAAATTAGCACCTTGATCTATTATTAAATTAGCTATTGCTGCCATTTGTGTCTTCTATCGGTTGAACTTTCTCTTTTTCCATTAATTCCAAAATTTTCTTATTGTAATATTCTGTTAAAACTTGTATTTTTTCCAACTCAACATTGTGTCTTACTTTTGACGCCTCAATTTCTTGTCTAGCAACGATTTTATTTCGTAATTCTATGCTAAAAGATGACTCGTCATATGTCTTTCCGTCTATTGTTAAAGCCATTATATACTCCTTTGTTATATTTATATGTTTAATTATAGTTATTTAGATTTTTTAACTCATATTCGTGGTGATCTCCGTGATCCCAACCCCACCAATTTATGAACTTTTGCCAATGTACATTTCTCGGTTCTCCATTTATATGACATAAAGTATTAACTAATCCAGAAGCGTGAAAAGAATATATGATAAAAGGTGAAATTAAGAAACATATTAATCTAATATCTATCAATGCTATCAAACTTATTATTACTATATGAAATTGTAACCAATATTTGTGTACAGTTTTTTGAAATTTACTTGTTATAAAATCTCTTATGATTAAGGGTGATATATTTTGCCCTTTCCAATCTAAAAGATAAACTCGTTTCCAACCTATGATTACAGGACTATGAGGATCTTTTTCAGTATCAGTATGTTTGTGATGTTGTCTATGTGAAGCACTAAAACTTAAAGGTGATCCTAAAGAAGTACAAAGTGTTAATATAGTATAGAAATAACTTTTTAAACAATCTTTGTATTTTCCGTGAGCAAAATAAAAGTGCATTATATCACTACCTACAAATTTTGCCCAAAACATACTTGCTAAAAATATAGGTATTGCATACCAAAAATTAAAACCATAATATATTAATCCTAATATTAAAAAAATATGATGTGATAAAATTAAAAATTGATTTTTACTCATTTTTATTTAATATTTTTAAAATATCCTCATAATCATCTCTAAAAGTTATTTGAAGACTATAACGCCATTCAGGTGTTTGATTAAAACATCTATGAAATGGAATTGGATTTGTTACTACTGATCTTTCATCATATATATATTTTTCTTCAATTGTAGTTTTGTCTTCTTTATAATATTCTAATCTTGTTTCTTCTTTAAAATTACGAGGACTTAATAATGTCATTAAAATTGTTCTTCTATACTCATTTGGTTTTGTATATGTATCCGTGTGTATGTGCATATCTTTCCAAGGTGGCAATCTCATAACATAAATCGCAGCTGGTTCTTTTATTCTTTTTGTTACAATTTCTTTTGCTCTATAAATTGAATCATCTATTGTCCATTGACCAGTATAATCAGCAATAACTTGATATGGTTGATTTGTTCCACTATAATGTGATGTGTGATTTTTCCAACTACCGTTTATTGCACTTTGTAACATTTCATTTTTATGTTGTTCAGAAAAAATAATATCTGTCGGATATGTGTACATCATACTTTATCAAATCCTTCAATCTTCCATAAGTGTCTTTGACCTCCTAAAGAAGTAGATTCTCTTTTGTGATTTGTAACTTTATTATTTGCAACTACAAAATCACCCCTTTCCCATTGATGATAATATATTCTACTAGGATCATAAAGTAATTTTTCTATTGCTTGTTTTTCTTCTTTAGGCAACTCAGTATATGCCTCACAATAATAAACATACTTACCTTTTTTATCTTCTTGTATTAAGTCGTGCCATACGTTTCTGTGTTTTCTTCTAAACCATCTTCGTTCTACTTCACTTCTAAATTTATATCCGTATCTTTCGTTACTTGTAAATCTTTCCATATCTACAGTTATCTTTTTATTTTCGATAGGACAATCAATACGATTATCAACGTATAAAGTACGACCTACATCTCCCTCTATTTCTAAAGCATATAGTCCAGTTACGTTTACAGGTCTTTGTGTATAACCTTTGTCAATGTGCCATTCTAAATCTGTATTACCATATAACTCGTGGTGTACACCAGACAATGTAATATCTAAAAAGATTTTATCCATAGGGTCTTGTGGTGCGATTTCGTAATATGAAGTTAAAAAATTAAACAATTGTAATTGTGAGGCGGGTGCGTTTTTAATTACAATTAAATCTATATCGTTATTTACTAACGGAGTTAAATCTCTATTTTTCCAATTCTGTATAATATAATTCATCATTTCTTTTAAAATTATTTCCTGTATAACTTATGTATTGTAATCCACCTTGTGATTTTTTATAAGTTACATAATGTGGACCTTCAAAATACCATTTGTATTTAGAATACTTATTATGGCCTCTTGTCAACTTCTCTAACACACGTTTACCTCTTTGTTCCATTGACATAAAGATACAACCAAATCCTTTATCTTTACAAAAGTCTGTTTGTTGTTCTAATAAATCTGAAGAAGTTTTTTTAAATAGTCCATCATAATTTGATGGAAGTAAACCTGTATTACCCTCAATTAAAGCATACCGATCAAACACTCTTACACTATCATTATAACAACTACGAGTTAATATTCTTGCTGTTGCAACAGGATTTCCTTTATCGTTATATCTTATAGAAACACCTAATACAGGTTCTTTTAAACCTTCTTTAGTATAATTTTTTGCTGTTTTGCCACCTTTTTTTATGACTATATCATAAATGTAATCAATGTCTTTTTGAACATCTAAAGGTGCAACCTCAAATGTCTTAATCATATTTTATCAAACGAATAAAAAAGTAAGTAGGATCAATAAGACCTAATCTTAACTTTTTAGAATTATCGTGGTGCGTTTTGTGATAACCTTCTCCTGCTGTAAATAAATTTAACCAATGACTATTGGCTGCCTTGCCGTCTTTATGTAAGTATGCGTTAAACAATCCAAACAAATGTGAACTTAAAACACAAGGCACACAATAAGCAAAGATTAATAATAACGGATCAATTAAAAATAAAACTGTAACAATAGTAAATACTAACTTCCAATAATGATTGTGAAAAAATTTTAATATTTTATTATCAATTAGACCTTTAAAAAATCTACGTTCTATCTTGCTGTCTAATCCCCATAGATTAAAATAGATTTTCCAAAAACCGTGATGTACAGGACAACTAGGGTCTTTAGGTGTATCTGCATAAGCGTGGTGTTGTCTGTGTATTGCGGCTCGTGTTAGATATGGACCTGAACCTACAAATAGACTTAAAAAGTTTGTAAACCATTCAAACCATTTACCTGTTTTAAATGATTGATGAGAATAGTATCTATGATAACCTGCACTTGAAGAACAGATTGTTATAATATAATACCATACAAAACCTGCAACAAACATCCATAGATTACCATAGATGAATCCTGGTATTAATGCCACGTGGCATAGTAAATGATTGAGTAAAAGTTTGTGTGTTGTTTTCATAATATAAATTAAAATTTATTCGTCTTCTAAACTAAAAGTAATTTCATTGTCTTCCAAATATTCAATTGCGTTAGCTGCTGAAGTTAATATAGTATCTTCATTTACATAATCAATGAAATCTTCCTCGGTAGTAAATTCTATTGTCATAGTTTTTACTAAATTATTTTCAGAAATTGTTGTTTCTAATCCTGTTGTTTTACCTACTGAAACATATTCATTTATTTTATTAACTGTTATTTCTCCAGGCGAATAAAACTCTACATCTTCCGAAGGTCTTTCTTGGATCAATTTTCTTATTTTTGGCATAAGTCTCCTTTTTTATATTTATAACACACCTACAATATGTATTCTATCTTCCCTTGAAGCATTTAAAGCAGTATGAAATTTTGTAGTATCTATAATATAACAACTTCCGTCTGCTGGATAATGATTAACTTCTTTATCAATTATTATAAAACAATTTTCATTTGTAATAATTGGTATATGTAATCGTTTTGAATAATCTCTATGATATGTATAACAAGTTTTTGATTTTAAATTCATCACTCTTGTTCTATACATTTTTAAATCTTTCATCAAAGAATTTATGTAAGGCATATCAAATATAGGTTTGTTAAAATCTTTTTCATTATATCCTAATTCTTGTATTCTGTAAAAAGTACCACAACCAAAAAAAGGATCATTATTATCTTTAACACCTTGAAGACAAATCTGATCTTCAAATTTAGGAAGTATTTTTAATTCTTCTTTAATTTTTTGTAAATCTACGGACATACTGTAATTTCTTTTACTCTATGTGGTTGATTAAGTATCCAATCTATTACAGATATACAATACTCTATTGACATTTTCTTTTTATCTATATGTGATACTCTAGGAGAATCAAAATATCCAAATCTAACTATTGTTGTGTTTACACCTTGATAGTATAATTGATGATTTGCTTTATCTAGTGCTGATTTTTCAACAGCGTAAATATGTTTGACTTTTTTTGTTTCATCTGGTGCATTAGAACCTATATTAATAATTCTTTTATTTAATTCTGCAGCCTGATATAATAACTTAACTTGTTCAAATCCATCGTGTTTACAGTTTATAAAAACATCACAATCTTGTAAACTGTCAACTGTATCATATTTTTCACTTAATATTTTTCCAAGGCCTCTACGAGTACCAGTAATATAGTATTTCATACACTTATTTATAGAGGAATAAATAGTGTTACAACATTGATTTTTTATGCAAAATATGATATAATACAGTATGATTAATATAGTATGTACAAGCAAACCAGGTGATGGTTTATTAAGATATAGTTATGAACATAATTGTGCTCTAAATTCTTTAGGTATAAAAACACAATTAGTAATTATACCTAATCCCAAACACACAAAAGAAGAATATATTACTTCAATCAAAGATCAGTATAAGATATATGAAAATGTTGTCTTTGATGCTACGCCTAATGGTAATGATGTAACTTTAGTATTGGGTAGAAGTATGATAACTTTGGCATTTAAAGATATAAAAAATTATACTATGGATCAAAAGTTATCTTTACATTTACTATTTGGTAATAAAATTATAGCAGTATATTCAGAAAATCATCCTAAAGAATATCCTATTGCATTAGAATATTTTAAAACAAAAGAAATATTTGACTTATGTGATTTTGATGTTTACCCTAATGGTGAAGGAATACAATATGAAAAAATTATAAATTTTGATTTATATAAACCTATAAAAAATGAAATACATTATAAACATTTATTTTTAGGTACAAATGAAATATATTACAAAGAAATTGAAAAACATATTGACAAGTATCCAGATCACGGTATCGTAACTTACAATGAAAGATGGATCAATCCTAAATTAAACAATCTGTTTGCACCTATAGAGAATATACTAGGTAAATTTGAAACATATGTTTATACCAAACCAAACTTTGACCCAGCACCTAGACTATTTGTTGAGTTTAAATGGTTAGGTAAAAAAGTAGATTATTTAAGAGATAAAAATATGAAAGACGGTGGTATGGTTTATTGGAACAGACCTGTACCTACGAAACAGATTTATAAAGACAATATAAATACTTTGATTGATTTGATTAAAACAATATGAAAAAAATATTAATAGTAGGTGGCGATAGCTTTTCTGATAAAGATTTTAGAACTTTTATACATCCAGAATTAGATACATCTTGGCCAAAATGGCCTGAACTTTTAGCAAAAAAGTTAGATATGGAATGTATTAATTTAGCAAAATCTGGTGCAGGTAATGATTACATTTACGAATCTTTGCTTGAAACTATACAAGATACCGATAAAAATAGAATAGGATTAGTTATTGCAGGATGGTCTCAATGTCAAAGAAGAAGTTGGCAAGAGTCAAAAGATTTAATATGGAAAAATAGTAGAGTAGATCAAAAAGGTGATGTATTTTATTGGGTAAAAAGAACATTAAGATTTTATTCTAGTTTTCAAAATTTATGTGAAAGATATAATTTACCTTACAAACAATTTCAAATGATTTCCCTATTTCAAGGTTGGATAAATGGTTTATTTCAAAATGATTGGGAGGTACATCAAAATATTCTAAATCCCGATCCTAACTTTGTAGAAAGACATAACTATCCAGGTGATAAAAATAAAGATGTAATCATATTACAAAATATGATTCTTAATTACGAAAAAAATATTAACACTAAAAATTTTATAGGTTGGCCTTCCCTAAAAGAATTAGGAGGTTTTTATATAGAACATAGAACAATTAGAACCTTAAAAGATAAAGCAATAGATGATTTAGTAATATCAAAGTATGACGCTCATCCTACAGCAAAAGGACAAGAAAAAATAATGGAGTTTATATATGACAGGTTGGGATAGAGAATATCTGAAACATAAAGATGAATACCTAGAACTTTTTGATAAGTCAATGCAAAAAGAACAAGAAGGTAATGTTGAGTTTTTAGAAGACAAACTTAAACTAATCACAGGTAGAAAATATGTTGTAGTTTGTAGTAATGGCACAGACGCATTGCATTTTGCTTTGAGAAGTTTAAATATTAAAAAAGGCGATGAGGTATTAACAACTAATTTTTCTTGGATTTCTACTGCGTCTTGTATATCTATGGTTGGTGCAACACCTGTATTTTGTGAAATTGATATATCGTCTTATCATATATCATTAGACAGTATAAAACGTATGTATTCGGATAAAGTAAAAGCAATAGTTTATCCACATCTATTCGGTAATATGTCTGACACAAAAGAGATATTAGATTTTTGTAAAGAAAAAAATATTGCATTTATAGAAGACGCAGCTCAATCGTTAGGCGCAAGTCTTAATGGTGTTAAAGCAGGATCAATAGGTGATATATCATCATTAAGTTTTAACGCAAACAAAGTTGTTGCTGGGATTGCAGGAGGTGGTGCTATACTTACAGATGATAAAGATAAAGCAGATATATTTAAAAAATTAAGAAGACACGGCAATAATGAAATATTGGGTTATAATTCTAAAATGTTATTAATGAATGCTGAATTTATTAACTTCAGATTAAATAGAATGAAAGAATGGCAAGAAAAAAGACAGGAAATCGCAAAACAATATGATGAACAATTAAAAGATTATGTTTTAGTACAACCTACAACAAATGGCCTTGACCATAATTATCACAAATATGTTATTAGATTACCTAACAAAGAGATAAGAGATGAATTAAAAAATATCTTAAACGCAAAAGTACATTATGATAAGCCATTATCAGAAAATGTTATCTATAAAAACATTGAATATAGAAAAGATAAAACTTATGAAAGTAAGTTAGTTTGCGACACCATACTAACTTTACCTATTCATCCATATATGACACAATTAGAAATAGATAAAATAATTAATGTAATTATTATTACCTTAGAACATCAAAATAATAAATTTGTAAACAATATGAAAAAGATATTAGGTAATGACTTATTTGATAAAGAATTAATTAAAGAAACTACTGAAGATATTTACGATTATATTGTTGAAAAAACATATCAATTGCCAGAGTATATTGAAGAAGTTGAATTTAAAGATAAGAGAAAACTGAAGATAGCATTTAATAAATTTTATGAAAACATTACAACAAATACAAAATGATTATCTAGCCATAGATTTCTTTTTATCTATGTCTTGTAATAAAAACTGCCATTATTGTACAAGTTACACTTTAGAAATGCGTAACTTAACAGTTGATATGGACTTTTTAAAACAGACATTAGAATATTTGAAGAATTACAAAGTAAGAGTTAATTTATTAGGTGGCGAGCCTGGTCTTATTAAAAATTTAAGAGAAGTAATAGATGAAATAAAGAAGTATCCTAATTTTGTTTGTTCGGTTTTATCTAACTCATTTGTAAGAAAAAGATATCCTGAAATATTAGAAGATAGAGATATACTTTATGTTGAACACAATATATTAGATTGGTATGAAAATGAAGTAACAAAATTAGGTAACTTTGATTACATACCTGAAAATGATTTTAACAATTATAATGTTGTTGTAAGAACACCTAACTATTACAAATATAAAGACAAGTTTCCTGAAGTATTGAAAAAATTAAACCATAAAAATACAATGTGGAAAGCATTTAATGGTAGATCAAAAGATTTTACAGACGTTATACAAGCAGATGAGATTGATCGTAAGATGTGTGCAGCCTTTCCTATGGTACCTGTTATTGACTTTGAAAAAAGACACATTGTACATTGTAGTAAAAAGTTTGCTAACAATAGTGAGTTATCTAAAACTTTTGAATTGACAAAAGAGAATATTGATAAGATGATGAACTTTAGATTATTTAAATATGAAAACTACTGTAAGACCTGTACAGAATGGGTACAACCGAAGGGACATTTTCCTATGAGAAAATATGCAAAATTATTAAATGATTAAAATATATTCAGTAGCATTAAACTTACACGATCACAATACGTATGATGGCGTCTTTCATAATCAAAGAGAAAGATATACTAGGTTTAAACACAACTTACCTTATCACGCTGAAGCATATGCTCATCAATCAGATATATTAAACCCAGCAGACTATCGTTTAAATGATGAGTTTGTAAAAGAGTATTTTAAAAAGAAAAATGATGTGTTAGCATTTACATATACTTATGGTGGCATAAGAATGTGTAAAGATTTATTACCACAAGATGTGTTTGATTATAAACCTAAAAAATTGTGGGATCACTATTATAAAGACGGAATTTATTTTATAGACCATCATCAATCACACGCAACATATGCCTTTCTTAATTCTGGATATAAAGAATCTGATATATTAGCAATTGATGGCATAGGTTCAAAATATAGATGTGTGTTCTTTGATAAAGACCAAAACTTAATTGATTTGTCTGATAAATTACCTATTGGTTGGTTATGGAATCATATGTCTAACTTAACAGGATTTGGTACCCTAGGTGCAAGTAAACTTATGGGATTAGTTGCATATGGTAAATTTAGTAAATATTATTATAATATTTTTCAAACAATATTAGAAGGTCCTATAACTGAAAAGAAACAATCTAAATTTAATTTTATAAAGATAGATGATTATGGAATTAATGATTTAGCATACACATTACAAAAATTTACAATAGATAAAATAAAAGAATATGTGTATCCGATAAAAAGTTGTAATAATCTATGTGTTGCTGGTGGTGTTGCATACAATGGTTATATGAATGAAGAATTTACAAATCATTATGAAAATGTATTTGTACCACCTGCTGTAGGTGATGAAGGACAAGCAATTGGCACATATCAACACGCTGATTACACATTGAATAATAACGTACACATATCAGAAACATTTGCTGGTAAAGAGTATGATTATAATGGAATAGAAGAAGTAAATTATAAAGAAGTTGCACAGGCCATTGCTAATGGTAAAATAGTAGGTTGGTTTCAAGGCAAATCAGAAAGTGGCAATCGTGCATTGGGTAATAGATCAATACTTGCAGACCCACGTAATCCTAATATAAAAGATATTATTAATCATACTATAAAGATGAGAGAAGACTTTAGACCTTTTGCACCTGCTGTTTTAGAAGAACACTATAAAGAATATTTTGATACAAGATTACCCAGTCCTTATATGAGTAGAATATGTAAAGTTAAAACTGATAAAGTACCAGGCATAACACACAAAGATAATACAGCAAGAATACAAACTGTTAATAAAAAATTTAACGAAAAGTTTTATAAAATTATAAATGAGTTTTATAAGATAACAGGTATTCCAATGTTATTAAATACGAGTTTTAATTGTCAGGAACCTATTGTAGAAACACCTGAACAAGCTATTAGAACTTTTAAAAGAACATCCTTAGATTTATTAATCATAGATAAGTATATTATTAGAAAGAACAATTAAATGAATTATTTTGATACATTAGAAAAAAGAAGCCACGTCAAAAAATATGATATGACTAAAATACCACCTAAAGAAAAAATAGAAAGAGCATTATGGAAAGCGTGGAAAACTTCGCCATCAAAAAATCAATCAATGGCATATCAATGTTTGGTATGGGGACCTGATAAAGAAATACACAAACAAGCAATACACAATTTAGTAACTAAATCACATAGAGCAGTTGAAGAAAAAGCAGTTGAAGAAGGTAGACAAAAAATTGTTCAACAAGGTGCAGGTCAATTTCCTAATCCTTATTATGAACACGTGGCATTTAATCCATATTTGTTTACTATTCATAGTAGAGTTTCAACTCCAAACAGATATTATGAAGCACAAATAAAAAAAGGACATCATTACGAACAAGGATTTGAAGATAAAATTGAAAAAATTATAGATTCAGTAGCAGTAGAAGTAGGAATATTTGCAGCTAATTTAGGTTATTATTTACTAGAAGAAGGTTTAGATATAGCATACAACTCTTGTTTTAGAAGAAGACCTGAAGAATGGCATAAAGTAGGATTAACTATGGTAAAGACAAGACCTATAACAATGATATCCTGTGGATATGCAAAAAGATTTAGAAGACAAGATTTAAAATTAACAGGTAAAGAAGATTGGGATAGAAGACCTGAACTAGAAGAAATCATAAAATGGATGTAGATTTACAATTATTCAAAAACATAATGAATGAGGCCAGACACAATCCTGACCTATTAGATTCTTATAGTCCAAATCAATTTAAATCAAAAGAGGTATTAATCAATCACATCAACAATTTAAATATTTTAGATGACAAATCTGAAATTATAATACTAGGAAGTTGGTATGGCAGTATATTAATTCCTGCATTTAAACAAGTTAAAAGAATTACTGCTGTAGATTCAGATGAAAATATTATTAATATTGCTAAAAATAGATTGTTTAATCATTATACAAATGTAGATTTTATATGTGATGATGTTTTTTCTACTTTCAGAAATCAATATGAAAAGGCTACTTTGTTTATCAATACTTCTTGCGAGCATATGAAACCTATGAAAGAGTGGGGATCAGCACCAACTTATAAAAATCCTTGGTGGGACAGAGTATCACCGGCTTACTTTGCTTTTCAATCAAATAATATGAGAGATATTGAAGGACATATTAATTGTGTAGATAGTAGTGGTGAATTTGAAAAACAATTACCAGATAATGCAAAAGTTTTGTATAGAGGTCATATAGAAGATAGTAGAGGACATAGATTTACATTAATAGGCAAATTATGAGTAGAGTAATTTATAGTTTTTACATTGATATACCTGAAGATGAGTTAGATATATTTGATAAGAATGTTTTAAGAAAAGATCAAGTACCTACAAATATCAATACTAAAAAACAATTCAAAGATAATTACTTTAAGTTATTAGCAAATAAAAAATGGTATGCTGAATCAATAGGTATAGATTTTTTGATGTTTGAGTATGATCTTCGGTACCAAAAATTTGCACTAGAAATTAAAAGACATTATCCGTTTATTACAACTTATAATGTAGTTAACTTTTACAAACTAAAATTACTATATGAGTTATCAAAGACTTATGATGAAATACTTTACTTGGACTTTGATGTAGTATGTTTAACTAAAGATAACTTTTTTGATACTTGGAATTTAGATAAAGGTATAGCAGTATTTGACAATACTTACAAAGTTAATACTATGGAAACTATTACTAAAGAAACTCAAACTATTAGAAGTCCTACAGCAAAGTATTATAATGCTCAGGCAATGTTAATGGAAAAGAATTTAAGTCCTAAAAACAAAGTTATTAACACAGGTATTATAGGTGCAAATAAAGAACATATAGATAAACTAAAATACTTTGATAACTTTAATAGTGATATTAATACAATGAAAAATTTAACAACAAACTATGATGTATTTCCTAAAAAGATTGTAGATTTTTTTGGTTATGATAATGAAACTTTGTTTAGTGTTAAGTTAAACGAACACAATGTACCTGTACAATGGTTAGATAATCAATGGCATTATTTTTTTGACACACAAGGTTTTATACCAAAAGAAACTAAATTTGTACACGCAATTAATAAAGACTTTGATTGTTGTTGGAGACGATACTATGCTTAAGATATGTACTGTATATTTTGATGGTTTCTATACGCCAGATTATGTTTCAAAACTTTATAGAAGTTTAAAAAGAAACTCTACTATACCATTTGAGTTTGTATGTATTAGTGATACAGATGTTGAAGCAGATGTTGTGTTACCTTACAATCATCAAAGTAATATTAAGAAACATTGGCATAAATTAAAATACTTTAGTCCTCAATTCGCTAATCAGAAACCTGGAGATGAGATTATAATTATGGATATTGACCAAGTGATTACGGGCAATGTAGATGAATTAATTGGGCATCCTGTATCAGACAATGAATTGGTAACTTATGGTCAATGGTGGGATAGTAAACTAAAATTAAATGGTGGATTTTATAAATTTAAATCTGGTAGTTTAAAAAGTATATGGGATGACTTTGCACTTAATCCTGAATATTGGCAGTTGCACTATTACAATAATGGTGACGTACATACAAAATATTACGGTGAACAAAACTATGTAAATTGGAAAATACAAGAACATAATATAAAATTAACTCTCACACCACAACAATGGTTATGTAAATATACAGATGACTTTAAACAAAATTTAGAGTTGAATAAGGTATATAGTAAAAAATTTGATACAGACTATATGATATTAGATGATGTTAATAAATATATTAAAATTGTACACTTTACTGGTGTAGGAAAAACAATTCACAACTCTAATGCTAAATTTATAAAGGATAATTGGTATGACTGAATATAAAAAGAGAGAGATGGAAATACGAAAAAGAATGAAAGAAGTTGAAGAAAGAAGTAAAGAACACGAAATATTAGACACTTTAAAAAAATGTCAAAGAAATTGGGATTACAAAAAGTTTAATTCTAAATCTAAAGAGCAACAACAATCTATAGTTTACGAATTGTTATATACTGCTCAAAATTCTCCTAGTAAACAATATGAATCTTATTTTGATCTTTACTATACAGCTGATAGAGAAGTTATACAAGAAATATCCAGATATACTTGGGGAACAACACATAGAAGAACCCCACCAGCAAATTGGAGAAACTCACAAGCAAATGCTAGTATCTATATTATATGGGTTGCAAAAGAACCTGAAACAACATTAAATTGTAACGCAGATGGAACATTAAAAGATAATACACACCACGAAAGATGGCTTAATGCTTATGTCAGTATTGGAATTTCAATGGGCTTAACAGCACGTGCAGCTGTAAAAATGGGTATGGTTACTGGATTTAATAAAAGTCATAATGACATAAACGGTGATGACTTTTGGGAAAAAAAATTAGGCATATTAGACGAAATAAATGCAGGAACTAAAAAGATTGCATATGGACTTGGTATAGGTTATCAACAATACACAAAATCTCGTTGGGTATCAGATGATACTGAATTGATGATAGGTGCAGCTAATGGTAGTAAAATAACATTAACTGAGCAAGACATACATCCTAGAACAGGATTTAAAATGAGAAAAGCAAAAATTGTTGATATTAAAAACAGAGCAAATGAAATAGAAATTGATCCATATGGCGTTGAACATATGTTACCTGAAAATACAAACATTTTAATTAATGGTTGGAGAGAGCGAAAAATTAAAGTTACAGAAATAAAATGAGAATAATTTGTTGTAGATTTGGTAAAAAGTTTACAGATTGGCACGTTAACAATCTTAAACATATGATAGACAATTATTCTGGTCTATTTTATGATAGTTTTGAAGTAATAGAAAATGACATTTATGGTAATTGGTACAATAAACTTCAAATGTATGATAAATTTAGAGATGGTCAAAACTTATATTTTGATTTAGATGTTATTATCTATAATAAACTACCTGATTTAATTAGAAAAGAATTTACATTATTGAATGATAGTTGGTGGAGAGAACCAGCACATACACCTCTTAATTCATCTATTGTATCTTGGACAGGTGATGTATCACATATTTGGAAAAAATTTAAATCAAATGAAGACTTATACTTAAAGCAATACAACAAAGGTAGTGATGAATTTTATTATAAAGAAATAGATTTTAGAACTTACGATAAAATATGTCCATCTATCAAAGATTATCTTTATGAGGAACCTAAAGATTACAGTATTGTAACATTAGGTCAAATGCACCATATATTAGAAAAGGGTTGGACAGGATGGTGGTCTGATTATTTAATTAATTCAAAAGCAGTTTGAAGTGCCTCTATTTTAGTTTTTGCCTGTCTTATTTTTTTCTTTAAATCTTCATTAGTAGAATTTCTAATTTTTTCTAATTCAAATAATGCTATTTTGATAGCAAATAAGTGATCAGCATTATCTTCATCTTCAAAAATAGATTTTACTAAAGTTGGAAAAAAGTTACTATCTATCTTATTATTATCAACTAATAATCCATCTCTTTTTGCAATCTCCATAACTTTTGTTTCAAAGATTTTTTGTTCTGCTTTCTTTTTTTGATATGTGTTCTCGTGTAGATCATCAACGGTTACTATACTTGTTAATTCTTTAAATGAAGGATTGTTTTCATCAAAAGGAATTATAGTAGGCATAATTTGTTTTTTATCTTCACTTGTTGTTAATATCTCTATATTTTTTCTATCGTTATCTATAAAATAAGCACCAATTAAATTTTCTTTAGTTATCATAATTATCCTTTAAGTAATCTAGTAAGTTTGTTTGAGGTATCCAACCCATATTAGATAGTGTACCAATTTTAGCAACATTATCTTTTCTTTCGTATATTGTTCCCATTCTTTTATCTTTTATAGTCATATTTATATGGTCAAAAATATCAATCAATTTATTTGAAATACCTGTACCTACATCTACAACTTTTAGTTTTTTAGGTAATTTGTTTACAATTAAGAAACCTACTGCTGTTAGTATATCATCTATGTGAATAAAATCTCTACTATGATCTATGTTAATGTAATCAACATCATTTTTTAATATCTTTGGTATTAACATTTGTTCTCTAGCACCTGGACCATAAACAGTTGTAAATCTCATACCTAAAGCATTATGTGGTGCAATTTGTTCCATATAAAACTTACTCATTGCATATGGATTACGCCAAGGTTCTTTTGCAGTAGATGAACTAGCATATAAAATTTTAGGACCATTTTTAAATTGATTGAATACTCTATATGTTGCTACAACATTATTTGTCCAATACTCAACAGGATTATCTAAACTATCTCTTACACCTGATAGACCTGCTAAATGTATTACTAAATCTACATCATAATCTAAATCACAAGTAAGTAAATCATTACCTGTTTTTTTATCTAAACAGATTAATTGATGTTTGTCTTTTAAAAATGATTTTAGATGTTGACCTATGAAGCCTTCACTGCCTGTTAATAATATTTTCATTTTGTTTCATTACGATTTTCTTATCCTCAAATAATATGTGTTAATTGATGTTGGTGTTCCGTCTGGAAATTCTTGTGCTCTGTAATCATCACTTACTTGTCTTGTTTGATAATTACCTGATCCATTTAATCTAGTATCACTCATACCTGAACCTCTTATATTACCTGATCCTGAAACACCTAAATTATAATCTAATTTATATCCATCATTAGAATCAGCCGCTGTTTGTCTTATCCAACCTTGTACTAAAGATTTCCAATCAGCAGAAGCATATTCTTGTAAATTGTTTCCTGCATTTATATAAAATGGATTTGTATATGATGTATCTGATCCATTAATTCTTTGCAAATAATAACTTGTAATTGTAGTAGGTTGATCTAAAGCTTCACCAGAAGCATCCTCTAAACCTGCATTTGTATATGCTGAAGTATCTGCTCTTGTATCTAAAAATATCGGTGTTGCACTTACTAAAGTTGATCCTGTAACACTAGTGTTTGTACTAATATGATATGTTCCTGCTTGTTGAGTACCTGTTGAAGCACTTGTTAATAAATCTATTGCAGGATGTAAAAAAGTATCTTTAACATCTTGTAAATCCATTGCCTGAATATGTCCACTTGCGTTCATATATGCAGGCCAAGTTTTACCTGTATCAGCAGTTGGACTTACACTTGCAATTGATTGACTAACTTTATCATATGTAACCGTAACTACTGAAGGTTCATCTGTTGATGATTCAGGAGGAAAAGAACTATTTGTTTGTATCATAGAACCTGCCTGTAATCTTGTATCTGAAATAGTACCTATATTACCACCTGAACCAACAACTGATAATGATACACTTGGACTTAATGAATATTGATAAATGATTTGGTCTACAATTGAGTTGACCTCTGCTGAGGACATCTCTTTTAAATTTCCACTATCGTTTTTTAAAGGTGATCTTACTGCCATAATATATTCTTTCTCATATACTTATACGACTTCTAATTATGCACCAGCGCCATATAATGATTTTAAAACTCCTCCAGATGAGTTTAGTATTTGTAAGTTTACAACTGATTTAAGTTGATCTTGTCCTACAGCGTCATCAGCAATTTTAGCCTCACCTATTGAATCGTCTGCAAGATCACTACCTGATAATGCACCAGGAGCAATCATTGAACTTGTAATTGTGTTTGAATCTCCAGTTGTAATAATTGTACCAGTAGTATCTGGTAAAGTTATTGTTCTATCTGCTGTTGGGTCTGTTACAGTTACAGTAGTTTTAAATGTGCCAGCAGTAGAACCATCAAACTCAATTGATTCATTGAATAACGGTACAGCATCAAAAGTTAATGCCTTGTTAGTTGCTGAAGAAGTAAATCTTGGTATACTAGAGTTTTCATCTACACTTAATAATCCACTACCTGTTTCTAATTCACTTACTCTTAATGTATCTAAAACAGAAAGTGTACTAGTGTCAACTGATCTAATATTGTTTCCACTAATTTCTACTGAACCGAAAGTATGTGTAGTACCAAGAGCAGTTAAGTTATTTGGTATAGATACATCATTTGGAAAAGAAAAAGTAATTGTATCTTGTGGAGTTACAGCTGTTTGTATTTGATTAGCAGTACCTAAAACCGTTAAAGTATCACCACCACCAACAATCTGCGTAGTAGATGTTTCATCAGCAATAGTCCACCCAGCAGTTGATGTTGCAATACTAATTGTTTCATTCATAGCGTCAACTAAATTAGACGCACTAATAGATCCTGATAGATTTGCAATATCACCGAATTGATTAGCTGATAAGTCGTTAAACTCCAGTCTAAACTGCTCTAGTGTATCTGTTTCTGCTATAAATTTTACAGCCATTATTTTTTACCTAAACATCCTTTTATTAATTCTTTAATCTCTTTTAATTCAGACTTTAAATTATTTATGTCTTTAACCACATTTCTTATCTTATCTCCTTGTGATTCTCTTTCCTGAACTCTTTGCATATAAAGTTGATATTCACTTTTATTTGTATTCACAATAGCATTAGAACCTATATCTCTAACTAAATTTGTGTGTCCTTCAACTTTTAAAAATTTACTCATTATACTGCCAATGCAATTCCTCTCATATCTCTAATTACAGGTGGGTATGAAGAATTTGATCCTTTCATAACTACTTTAATTTCAAACGCTGTAAATTCGTTTAATCCTGTAGCAGAGTATTTGTATTCTTTAAATGTTTCATTATCTTCAGCAGGAGTAATTGTTGTATCTTCTCTTCCTGTTGTGTTAAATGGAATCCAAGCTAAGTCATCTATATTTCTTACTTCTTCGGAAGATGATGTTCTAAAATAAACTTCTACACTTGAAGTTGATCTTATATTAGAAGTTAATCTTACATCTAAAGCAGTTGTAGGATTATCTAATAATACTGGTTTAGTTAAGTACACAGCAGCAGTTGATGTTCCTACATTTTCTGTATCTGCAACATAATTTACATCACCTGATTGTGGTTGATTTAATCTGTTTTGAATTGTAAATGCACTACATCTTTGTAAATCTATTACTGGAGAAACTTTTGTATTACTAGTTGACATAACACAATTTACAAATAATGATTTACTTCCTGTCATTTCATTTGTTTCATTTATTGAACTTGCAACCATTCTAGGAGCAGTAAAGTAAATATTATCATTTGCAATAACATTTATAGAACTTGCACTACCTGTTAATTGGAATTCTGTTTCACCACCATTTATTGATCTACCAGTTGTAGGTCTCATATTGTAGGATAAACTTGTACCTGGTACAGTCATAGTTTGTAAACTTAAATTCAATACATCATACAATCTATTTTGTGTTGCTGTTACAGCATTTGAACCAATATCTCCTGATTGATTAGGATTAACAATTGATCCTGAGTAAGACGTATTGTGTGTAGGATTAATATCGTAACTATCTAAAGTTACATTAGAAATTTGAGTATATGTTCCATTAATCTGATCAGCACTTAATCCGTTTAAAGAACCGCCTGTAGGAACTCCTGCGATAGTTACATTGTTATTTGTACCGTGCATACCGTGGTTAGGATGTGATACTCGTAATATTGCCGAACTATCTGACAATGTTCTTAAAGGATTGTTCTTTAATGTTTTAGTAGGCAATGCCTCGTTAACAAGTGTAGCAGTACCAGTTACTTGACTAAATTCTGCTCTCTTAATTTTAAATTTAATATCTTCGTTTTGTTCAGCAGTCCAAGTAGAACCGTTTTGTGATTTGAACATAACACCTGCATAAGGTTGTTGTGATATTGTTCTATCAGAACCTAATACTTTTTCTCCAAGTCTTCCAACATAAGCAGTATAGTTATTAGAGTTTGCTAATAATACAAAACAGTATTCAGTATTTTCTTGTATGAAAACAGGACTGTCAAAAGTAAATGTTGTTGCAACTGAAGCGTCTGTACTTGTACTTACTGAACTAGGATTTATAGTCTTTTCTGAAAAAGGTAATATTGTTGAACCAGGATAACCATTTACAACTTCTCTTATTTGTAGAGTTATTGGAATATTTGCGTCTTTACTTCCGAAGTACATATCCATAGAAGTTAAGAATACTCCTCCAGGATCATCAATCATAAATGTTTGTGCTAAAGGATCAACCCAACCAATTGTTCTTGTAGATTGTCTAGTTGAAACTCTATTAATTGTTCTAGTAGATGTAGTATCTGTTCTAACTAATTGTGGTTCTCTAGTAGAAATAATTGTGTTTTGTACTGTTTCTAAAATACCTCTAGCAACGTAATCTGATTCTGCTGAAGTTTCTACATCAAATCTAGTATCGTTTTGAGAACTTGTTAATCTGAATACTCTTGTACCTGTTCTCCATCTAGGATTTGAACTTACTGCAGGATCAGGTATATTAAATGTTCCTGATACTGAACCATTATTATCTGTATCTAAATTTGAACCTAAGGCAGGAGTTACATATGCTGAAATATCTACGTTATCAAAGAAAGCATAAACTCTAGTATTTGGTTTCATTCTAGTAGCAACAAAGTTGATTGTTCTACTTCTAATAAATGGAACAAATGCAACATTAACTATTCTGTCACCAATTGAGTTTCTTACAGTTTGAGGTACTAATCTTTGTCTAACACCTGTTCTTGTTTGATTAACTAATTGTTGTGTAGTTATTTCTGTATTTGTAAATACTCGTCTACCACTTCGTCTAGCACCACCTACATCTCTACTTGAAACATCTGATGGAGAACCTGACCAAAAGTCTTGCCAGTCGTTCCAAACAGTACCTATTTCAATACCTAACAAATTAGGATTACCTAAACCAGAAACTAAACTATCAAATGCACCCACATTATTAATTACTAATTCAGGTGCTCTATTAGTTTCTTTCCATTCATCTGAAGCTGGAGTTAATTCTACTGTACCTGCCCAATTGAATACATCAAAAGGATTGACGTTAACAGTTTTACTTGCAAAAGGTTGATCTATTAAAGTTGTTTCCGTATATGGTAAAGTTAAACAATCACCAGTCTTTTGATAATTTGCAGCTGTTCTATCAGCAGCTAATATAGAAGTACCATCCTCATCTGCCTCAATTAATTTAACAGCATCCTCATTGAAGGTAGGTCTTAATTCACCCTTTGCCATATCCATAGCAGCTTTGTAATCTCTATTTTTTACATTACCTATACCGTGGCCTGTAAAATTATCTACGATAAATCCGTTTTTAAATCTGTCAAATCCTTGTGAGTCTTGTATTTGTAAACTTTGAGCATTACTTTCTAATAAAGACAATTGAGTATAGTATTCTACATTTTCAATTCTACTTTCTAGTTTACCAATATCTCTCATTGTATATCTTCTATTATCAACTCTTTTAATGTTTATATCTTCGGTTGATAAAGTGTAAGCAGGAATATCTAAAGTGTATAGGTGCATTGCGCCATCTAAAGATTTAGGAACTTGTGGGTCTAAAGCACTAGCACCTTTTAATACTTTAAATGAACCTTCTTTGTCTAAAAATATTTTATCTATTCTAGGTAAGTAATATTCAAAATCAGCAGTAATATCTGTTCCAAATTTAACAACATCTACAATTGAAGCAGCATTACCAGTATCAAAATCTCTATCAAAACCACCTGAATTAATAGTTGAGTCATCTGCAACTCTAGGTCTAAAGTCTAAACAATCTCTTAATTGATATGTTCTACCTGTAGTGTCTGAAGTGTAACTTGGTATATTTGCGTAGTCAACAACTCCTGTGTAAGAGTCAACATCAAAGTAATCTCCAGAACCGTGAGTAAGGTAATCAAACATAATTCTTAATGAACCTGTTGGTTCTAACTCACCAGATTTTAATTTAATTCTACCAACATCATAATAGTTATCTCTTTGACCGTTATCTAATTCGTATCTTTCCGTAATATCAACTTCACCTGAAGCACTATAAGTACCAAAAGCTGTTGCCATTTTTACACTTGTTAATTGATAAATGTCTGCCTGACCTAAATTAATACCACCTTGTTTTACGCAATCTGCTAATGAAGTTACATCTTTTGTTGCACCTGATACTAAAGTTTTTGATTTAGAACCAGCAGTTGATCTATTGACCGTTGCGATAATTTTAATTTTTGCATTTGCATAGTTAGAACCAAAATCAAATACACTTGTACCTGCACCTGATGGTTGAGTAAATATAACATTACCCTCGTGGTTATTACCTATTGTCGTTAATACATCTCCTGTAGCACCTAAACTTGCACTACCAATATCATCTATTGAAATTGTATAATCTAGGTCATTAGCACTTGAAGGAAATGTTTCATTTGTTCCAGCAGTAATCTGACCAGAACCACCTGATAGTGTTACAATAAATTGTCTTCTAACAGCAAAACTTGTATCTGTAATATTTGAATTACTAGCAGTTTTTAATGTTTTAATATTGTCATATGGTAATTTAAATATAGAAATATTTTTATTTGCCTCTTGTAATTTTGCTCTTCGTCTTGTTGCAACTGTTTTAGTAGATTGAGCAGCAACAACAGAACCTAAAGTTAAACTACTATCTGAAATAATTGCCTCTACTCTTTTTGTTTCAGTAGTACCACTATCATTTGTAAATGAAATTGAATCTCCTACTTTTAATTCTACTGTAAATCTTGTATTAACACCTGTTACAGAAGCACTAGCGTTTGCAATATCTAAAAATCCTGATATAACAACATTCTCTCCGTTAGTATCTAAAGATGTATCAGCAGTATAAGTTGCTACTCCTGGTCCATAAATTTGTTTAACAGCTGAAAAATCATAACTTCTTACACCTGCAAATCCTACAGCGTCTTTTTGAATTTTTGCGTCTAAAGATGAAACTGATCCTCTAATAACTTCGTTTGCTGTAAATTTTCCGTTAACACTTGAAACGATTACAACACCGTGTAAAGCATTACCTGAAGATGTGTAAGTGTCAACATTAGCAGGAGTTATACCATCTTCCAGATATAATTCAAAATCATTTGTACTTGGATTTCTTACCGTAAATACATCACTAGTTGTTATCGCAACACCACCGATTGTAGCACTTATAGCGTCAAAAGTTATCTGTTGTCCTTCTTTAAATCCGTGAGCAGTTGCACTTGCAACACCTGGACTTGCAACTGTAATTGCTGATACAGCAATTGATGATACAGTTGAATCATCTTCTACCGTAGCAGTTGCATTTGAATTATCTCCTGTAATTTTTTCACCTTTTGTAAATGAAACATTACTTGTTATGTTCAAGTGTGTGAACATATTAATATCAAATAGATAATGTTTAAAAGTTGAATCTGTGATGGATGCACTAGAATAAATGTTAGCAGTAGCAGTACCAGAATTAAATTCAAAACCTTTTGATTTTGCCTGACCTATTGTATAGATACTTGCACCTGATCCTGTATTACCTGTACCACGAACACTTGTAGGTTCATTATACAAATATAAATTTCTATAAGGTAGTGTTTCACCAGCTACAGCACCATAGTCTGGTGTATTGAAAACATTAGTTACTTTAACAAAGTTACCTACATCAAATCTTGTAGGGAAAGCATTTTGTGTATCAAATTCTCTTGCCTTATCAATATCTATAAAAGAAGAACCAATAGTTTCTATTTCATAACCTCTTACATATGCCTTACCTGGTGCTAAACCAGCAGCAATTTTACTTTCTAATCCACCATTAGCGGCAGTATATACTCCTCTATTATTTGCTGATATTAAATGTTCTCTTAAATCTAAATCAAAATCTTTTACAGAATAGTCACCTGATTCGTCAAATGTTCTACGAGCAAAAGTATCTTCTAATACAGCATATTCTGTTGTTCTAACTTGATTTTGTAAAATACCACTTTGCAATCTTAATAATTCTACAAAGTTTGAATCATCAACAGCACCTACAGCTTTTTTCTGTAAGGTTAAATCTATTTTAAATCTATGAGCACCTGGAGCGTTTGTGTTTGAAACGCCTTGAGCATTATCGTTTAAAGTATTATCTTGTGTAGGAGTTACAAAAGATTCTGTAACTAATAATCCTACTCTATATGAAGGTGTGTTTGTATATTTGTCAAGTATAATTGTTTGTTCAGCAACATTAACCATAAATCCATTAATGTAATATGATCCTGCTTGTACCTGAGCAGCAGAACCTGTAGCACAAGTATTAACTATTGCAGTTACATTAACTGTATCACTATTTGTTCCTGTAATTATTTCTCCGTCAGCAAATTTAAATTCATTTTTATTATTTCCACCTGACTTACTATATTTTACAAATAAAGTATCTGGATCTGTTCCGTCTGTTGCACTTTGATTTACAATTGTTGCAACAACACCTGAAGTTGATCCTGTTAATACAGTACCATTAGTAAAATGTGCTAAAATATTTGTACTATCAATACTTGTAAGTTTTACAGCATAGTAATTTAAATCATAGCCAATCTCGCCAGGAATAACCATAGCGCCTTTTTCAAAGAAATGGTCACCTAGTTTTTCAATTTGGTTTTGTAAGATTGTTTGTGATTGTGTTAACTCTCTTGCCTGAACAGCAAATGCTGGTCTAAAAAGTATTCTATGAAATGATTTGCTTTCCGCAAAATCATCATAGTAAGGCGAGAGGTTAAAGTCTGTTGGACTTGACATTTAAATACCCCTAAAATTCTATGACCAGTTTAATGTTTTCCGTTTGATCTGGTGCTCTTTGTATCGGTGTTCTATTTTCAATATAAAGTACATCACCTGAATTATGGTCTATTTCAGGAACTGCATATCCTGAAGTAAACGAAACATTGTTAACTGTTCCTGTTGATGAAGTGTCAGGTGTTCCTGTAGGAGAACTACCACCTTGACCTGTAATAACATTTGCACCTGAGAACGCCGTTAAATTACCATTTGCGTCCACACCAGCATCATTATGTCTTGTTTGAATGTAATATAAAATATTGTTTGTTGAATCCCACTCTACAACTTTACCAACAGCACCTGTTGTTGCCTGATTAATTTCTTCATCAACTGTAAATGTACCTGGTGTTGGTGAAGCAGCAATTTTAATTGCCTTTGTTAATCTTGCCGTATTTGAAGTTACTGCTAAAGAAGATTTTGTAGGATCTCTTAATAAAGCAATTTTTCTAAAGTCATTAACAGCAGAAAAGTCGCCAGAGTTTGCACTTTCTGTTCCTTCTAAACTTGTGTTCATCATAACAAAGAAAGCACCTAATTCTTCTTGTGCATTTGCACCGTGACCACCTTTAGGTGGAATAATTACATCTAATTCTGCACCTGCTAAGTTAGTTGCACCAGCGGCAACTATCTGTGCATTTGAAATTGTACCAAAAGTATAACCTGTACCTGGAGTAGTTACTGTTACTGAAGTTACAAGACCACCACCAACAACTACTGTAGCAACACCACCAGAACCATCTCCTCTAATAGGTATACCTGTAAATGATCCATTTGCACCACCTGAACCAGCAGATTTAATTTTTACTATATCTATTGAACCATCAACAGCAGCAGAAATTACATTTGATTGATCTGACCCTGGACTAGAGTTTGGCGAAACTGCCATAAAATCTGTTGATAAGAAATTTGATTGTTGAGCAGCAGAAAGTGTGTACATATATTTCCACTTGTATCCATCAGTAGTTGTAATTACTGAAGTTGAAACACCAGTAGGTTCATTTGTTGAAACAGCACCACCGTTGTTATCTAAACATTTGTAAATATTTCGTGCTGAAGATAAAACATAAAAAGTTGCGTCAAATAAAGTAGTTGCACCACTATTTGCTGTTTGTTTTACACTTGTTGATCCTGTTGTATATTCTCCATAGTCGTGTCTGTAAATATCATATATCGTACCTGCTATCCAATTTCTTCTTGGAATAACAAAAGCAACATCTGAAGATTGTACTCTTTTAGCAGCAATTAAATCGTCAAACGTATAAAATTCTCTACCTATTGAATCAGCAGGTGTATTTGGTAAAGAATCAGTACCTTCGTAATCTGTTCTTCCATCAGGTCTTGTTGCAGTACCAAAAGGTTGTGGTCTTCCAATACCTAGGTAATATACATTATTTGCTGTTTCAGAAAATGATTCTGAAAATTGTTCAGCGTTGTTTAATCTAAATTTATTTGTTATAATAGCTGGCATAGTTCCTTATTCTTTCTTATATTTATACTACTTTTCATTAAGTTATGTTAATTGTTCCTACCATTGCTGAGTGTGATGTACATTGATAATAAAGTGTTGCTGGAGCGTCCATAGGTATATGAAATATAATAACACCACTAGGTCCTGAAGCATTGTTATTAGTAACGCCAGTATTATACGCAGTACCACCTGTACCTGTTGTAGATTGTATTCTAAATGGGTGTCCACTACTTGTATTTCTGAAGTAATATGTATTACCTTTTTTCAAGTGTAACTCAGGATTATCAGCACTTGTACCTGCTGGAAATCCTGCACCATCAAATCTATATGCACTTGAACCGTTAGCAGTTACTACAAATTGAGATACTGGCGTTGTTGCTTGTACCCAACCAGAACCATCATAGACTAAAGACATACCTGCTGTAGGCGAACTATTAGTTACATCTGTTAAATTGTCTAATGCAACTGAACCACCTGTAGGAGCAGCGGCATTAAATCTACCTTGTGCTGAACTCCAAGTTAAAACATTACCGTCTGCAACACCTGTTATATTAACATCTGTGTGTGCTGAAACGGAAGAGTTTTCATCTAATACTCTGACCCATCCACTACCTGAAGAATAATATGGTCTGTTACCTACACTATCATAAGCATACATTCCTACATATGTTGAAGCTGATGGTAATGAACCAAAACCTGAAAAATCAAATCTTATTTTTGAACCTGCAGTAGTTAAATCAATTGTACCTGTTCCTGATAATGATGATGTGCCAGTTAGGTTTAAATTTGCTGTTGTACTTAATGTTGTACCTAAATTAACTTCCGTAGAACCAATTGTAACTGAATCATTTACTAAAGATGAATTAGGAAGATTTGAAACACTTAACTCTATTCTATTATTTGTAATAGCAGTTGATACTCCTAAACCACCTACTATTTCAAAACTATCACCTAAATTAATGTCAAAGTTAGTAGATGTATCATCACCTATTGTAATTTTTTTATTAACAAGTTTGTCGTTTGAAATAGAACCATCTAATTGAGCATTTGTAATTGTTCCTGATAAAGAACTTGTAGGATAATTTGTTGCGTCTGATAAATCAAAAGCAGGAGTAGCGTCTGTACCACCTAAAGAAAGTTGTACACCACCATATGAAACCGTTGAATTTGTTAAAGAAGTATTATCAATAGATGATAGAGTATTTGTAGAACCTGAAATTGTTTTATTTGTTAATACATCTGCTGATGTTTCAGTTAAAACAGTACCGTCAATAGCAATAGAAACTTTGTCTGCTGTTACAGTAGTTGCAATTCCATTACTACCTTCAACAGTTAGAGTATCGCCTAAATCTACTGCGTGAGATCCAGTATCACCTGAAACAGTAATTGTTGAATTATCTAACTTTGAATTTGGTAAAGATGACAAAGCACTTGAAGGTATATTTGTAATCGTGTTTGACGCACCACTAATTGTTTTATTAGCAAGGACAACTGAATTACTATCAGTTATATAATTACCTGGCGTTAAAGTAGTACCATCACCTAAAGCAGTGTACAATTCATCAAAGTTTGTATTTACTTTGTTTGCACCTTCTCTTAAATTATCACCTGTACCATCATTTGCTGATGTTCCTCTATTTATTAATTGTTTTGCCATTTCTTTTCCTAATCTTTTATACTATTTATAAACATTCCTATGGGGTTGTATCATCAAAAGTTACAGTTGTTTGAGCAAAGTTAGTAACCGTGTTATCAAAAACATCCTGAGAAGTTGCAAATTGTGTAGGCATTGCGAAATTTGTCTTTAATAACTGACCATCTGGATTTGAAGTTGCTAAGAAAATAGCACCTCTTCCATCTAGTGATGTTCTTGTACCTTGTATTTTTATTCCACTTAATTCTTTAAATGTTATTTTACTTGCACCTGAATTTACACCAAATAATGTATTTGCGTATTTGTTTATTGTACCAAATTTAGGTCCTGCATATGCGTACCCTTGTTTAACTTCTACACCATCTATTGTTGCTCTTTTTCTACTAGTCATACTAATTTCAATTGGTGGTCTTGTTAAAGTTATATCTCTTGTATTTGTAGTAAATGGTTCTCTATAATCATCACCTGCGTTCATTAATCCTTCAGTCATATTGTCTGATCTTAAACTTGTGCCATCATCTACTGTTCCTAATCTTCTACCAAAGACAGTTGTAAACAATACATTTAATACATTGAATAATGGAGTATCTATAGCGCCTGATATAATACCAGTAATTGGTGTTCTAACTTTTAAACTTAATCTACTTTGTAAATCAACTTGACCTGTAAAATAAAAACCACTTGTGTGCATAGTTTTTTTGAAACTATCTCGCCAGTCATTAATAGATTGACCAACTTTTATTACATAAGAAAAATCTTGGTAGTATAAACTATCTTGTATTTTCATTGTTTGTTCAGATACATAACCATCTTCATTTAAAAATTTACCATCTGTATCTGCAACAGAAACTACATTAATTGTAGCACTAGCAACATCTAATCTACTTACTGTTGCTGATCCACTACTTGTTGATGTTATAGTTTCATTTAAAATAAAATTAGTATTTAAATCTTTTACTTTTAATAAACTTATATCAGCATTATAACTTGCAAGTGTACCAGTTGCACCTGAAGTAGCACCTGTAATAGTATCATTAGAATTAAAGTTACCTGATTTGTTAGTAAGTAATAAACAGTTTCTAAATTTAATTGTTGGAGATGGACTGTTTTGATAACCTTCTCCTAATTCGTTTGTTTTTAATCCTATAACTCTACCTATTTCTGTACCGTGTGCTAAAACATTTGCACCTGTACCACTTGATGTTATTGATACTTTAGGTAAGGAAGTGTAACCACTCCCTCTATTAACTAAAAATATATCTGTTATATCATTTAAGTCGGAGTTTGTAGCACCTTCCATAACAATTTTGTTTCCAAAATAAATATCGCTTCTTTGTGTTTCGTCTTCAAGTACAATATGATCTTCTTCATTTGTTCCTGGTGTTCCTGACTCTTGTGTGAAACCACCATTGACAACAGAAACAAATCCTTCTGCATTAACTCCTTGCGTACCTGTATTATCAAAAACTAAATCATCTCCTACTGAATAACCTGATCCTGAATTATCAACGACTATTTCTGATACAGGTCCTGAACCAATATCACTAATAGCAATATCAGCACCAACACCACCACCTATCACAGATAAAAAATCACCAGTAGAATATAAGTTACCATCATTTGTAATTGTTTTTAATCCTGGTATACCTGTAACATTTGCTTTTATAAAATATCCATCTGTATCATTAGAGGTTCCTGTAACTTCTTCATCAATAACAAAAGTACCTGTCATTGAGTTTATATTAAGTACAAATTCAGAAATTTCTATATTTCCGATTACAAATTTCTTTACTGATTCTATAATAGCAGTTGCATTAGAATTATTGCCTGTAATTGTTCTACCAACTAATTGTGTTGTATCACCAACTGTAGCTTTAACTCTTATAACTTTTTGTGTGTTCCATTGTCCATCAGATACACGTAACATTTGTTCTCTAGGATAAAATGTTTCTGATACTTGATTAAATAATATTCTAAAAAATAATTCGTGTCCTTTTTGTGTACCTTTCATACGGTACATAGATTTAATGTTTTTAATTAAATTTCTTTTGTTTAATCCATTTGCTAAATTTTCAGGTATTGTTTTTAAAAATTCATCTCTAAATTTTGATAAAAAATTTGATATTACTTTGTCTGGATCTCTAAAGTTTGTTAAATCCTGAATACTATTTACAGGATTAGGAAGATAATTATTAATAATTGCTTGAGCACCTGAAGTGTTACCAATTATAGTTTCATTTAAAGAAAATTTGTCTTGTGCTGTTATAAAAATTTTATTAGTAGATAAATCTTCAGCAACAACTGTAGCAGTTGCGTTTGATGTAGCACCTTTTATTGTTTCACCGACTGTAAATTTACCAAATACTGAATCTTCAAAAATTATTTTATCGCCTTTGTCTTGTTGCGTTTTTTCTGAAGTTATTTTTGAACCGTCTAATAGTAAATTATCTGTAAGACCTGTTTCGTTTTCTAAGGTAATACCATCTGTGGTTTCAATACTAGTAACCTGCAAACAAGCAGATTCCATAAATTGATAATAAGTTTTTAAGAATTGAACAAACTGTGGGTGGTCATCAATTACAAAATCAGGTAATTGACTAGTAATGAGTGTTGAGATTTTATCATTAAACTTTGCCATAGGACATTAGTAACTTGATGTTGTTGTGTACCCTACTCCTGCCTCGGAAGAACCACCTACAAAGGTATCTTCAGAAACATTTACAATTGTATTAGCAACATCAATTTCTAAAATTTGATCTCTTACAGGTACAACATCATTTGAACTAGGAGTAACAGTTATTTCAATTTTACTAGAAGCAGAACCTCTAATATTTGAAATAGAAGCAACACTTAAAGAATTAAGAGTAACTTGTCCTGAAGAATAATCTATTGTGCCTTGTGTAGCATTTTGTATTGTTTTAATACCACTTACAAGATAATAAACTCTAACATTTCCCATACCATCATCATCTAAAAACATTTCATTACTATTACCTGATATTTTAAAACCAGTAGATGATAAAACTGCTTCGTGTCCTGAATGAGGATTGTAAATTGCATTTCTAAAGTAAACATCATATTTTGTAGATGAATTAATTGTAGGTGTAAAATCTTTTCTCATTTTAACGGTTGTAATATTAGATAATATTGAACTATCTACATTATCAATTATACCTGCCATTTTAGAAAATCTAAACACACCATCAAATGCTGATAAAGTATTTGTATTGTAATTTGTTATCGCACTTATAATATCTGACTTTAAAGTGTCTGGAGTTTTAACAGTTGAGTTTTTATTATACTTAGCATTAACAACTAATATTATTGAAGTTATAATTGGGTCAACTATTTCTGGTCTAACAGAAGCAACATTGTAATTTTTTAATTTTGTAACTATATCTAATTTTGTTGCGTTAGTTAATGGTGCACCTGACTGACCTTTGACTGCAATCTTAACAACACCGTAAATAGGTGTTTCATCATCTTCACCACCCCAAGCACTTATAGAAGTTGCATTAGGATAAATTGATTTTACTAAAGTTTCGTAATCAGTTGTAGTAACTGCTCTGTCTTGTGATGTATATTGTAAAGGTGCATTAAATCTAATTGATTCTTTTGTTTCAGGAATAGAACCACCTTGTGCTGCTGTTTTAGTTACAACAGTTACATCTGAAAATCCACCTACTGAACCTTTTGCTGTGAAATTTGATGTGCCGTTTGCGTCTTCTAAATTTGAAACTACATATTCTAAAGTTATAATATTACCATCTGCTAATTTTTTACCTAATATATCATCTCCAAAATAAATTTCAAATTTACCTGTATCTGTTTCTGATAGAAAATATGCCTTTGATGTATTATCTAAACTTTTTAATCCTGTTGCTAATGTATAAACTTCAGTTGTTGTATCACTAATAGAAGTTTGTACAGTTACTTTTAAAGTTGTTGTATCAGCATTTACATTTGGAATTACAAATCTTTGGTCAACATCTGTACTATCAACTGTATATTTAAAATTTACTAAAGTGCCTTCATATAAAGTTATATTTGAAAATTTATAAACACCATCTTGTGGTGATATTGTAATATCTTCATTAGTTACAAAATTATAATCTATATTATCTATCTTTGCTGAAAATGTTGTTCCTTTGTCCATTGTAACTGAAGAACCAGTAGCGTTGTTTAAAGTTATGTCAACAACAGCAGTAGGTGATTTTGCTGATGAAGGAGTATATCCTAACATCTTTGCTAATGATACTACATTTTTTCTAATATCAGCAGAGTCAAGGTACATTTCATTTGCAACCATATTAGCATTGAAACCTAGGTAGTGTGTATTGTATGCTAAAGTGTCTAACAAGACAGCAAAACCTGAACCTTCAAAATTGTAATCTGAAAACTCTGGTTGATCTTGTAAGAATGATTTTAAATTTGATTTTATTGCGTCAAAATCTAAATCTGCTACTACGAATTTATTACTTGCCATATTATCTTAATCTTTCTAAAAATGTTTCTACTTCTACTGGTGAATTTGATCCAACAACGTAAAACATAATTTTTAATTCATAACTATTTCTATCAATATTAGGATTTGCTAATATTTGTTGTAAACTAATTCTTGGTTCAAAATTATTTAAAACTTCAGCAACCTTTCTTTGTAAATTAAGAGCAGTTAGAGGTGTCATTGGTTCAAACAACAACGATCTAACATCACTTCCTATTTCAGGATGAAAAGGTCTCTCATAATGATTTGTATTAATTAAATTTCTGACACTTCTCTTTACTGCCTCTACATCTGATAATTTATTAACATCATTTGTAATAGGATTACGACCAAAATCTAAATCTAAATCTTTATAGATTCTATTTGCTCTTTTAGAGTTGTTATTAGTGCTAGCATCATAGTTTGACATATCTCTTATATTTATACGCTAACCAGAGAAAACATTAGAAGAACCTTTAGTCATTGCACCAGCGTCTGCACTATCGCCTACTCTTGCAACTGATAAACCACCTACTCTTACAGTTGAAGAACCTGCATTAACTTTTGCCACGTGAGGCGCACAAGGTGGTAATGGTGGAAAAGGGTGTGATACAGTTGGATCAGTAACCCTTGCAATTAATATACTATTTGCAAAAACAGTTGATTGTCCTGGTGTGTTTAATGTTGTTGTACCAGCACAAGCGTGTCCTGTACTTAAACTATCCCCTTTTCTACAAACTTTTGGCATTATGCACTTCTTTTACTTGCTTCTAATTTCGCTTTTGCGATTGCTCTTCGTTTTTCAACCATTATTGATTGTCTTATTTTTCTTCCCATAGGGATTTTTACTGAAGTTTGTATTTTATTACCTTTTTTAGTAATAAATTCAACTCCTATTCGTTCATCTTTAAAATCACCTTGAACAGACATAACTGCCTTCTTCAAACTCATTGATTCTTTCTCTTTTTCGTCACCTGCTTCATTCCAAAACTTAAATATTCTCATTTTTGCCATTTTTATGCTCCATTAAATAAATCTTCATTGTTTAAATCGTATTTTACAGTATCTTCCCAAGAATCATCATCTTTTTCGCAACGACAATGTGTACAACAAACAGTTTTTTCTTTTTCTCCGTAATCTTGTAAACATTTTTCGCCACAATGCGATTCGTGTCCGCAATTTTGACAATATTTTTGTGAATTTACCATATTACTATTTATAGTTAAAATTTACAACGTGTTTTGTGTTGCAAATTTTCAATTTGTCTTAATCCATCAAGTGATTCGCTCATTGATTCGTTGGAATTATCAAATTCTGGTCTATAATCGCAATTTTCTTTGATTTTTGTACAATTTACGAGAACAAAAAGAGAACATAACAAAAAAAGTGTAATTATTTTCATATTTTCGGGATTATTTTGTTGACTTTAGGGTCTTTTTCCTATATTATAGTATGTATATGATGACAAAAACACAAAAAACAAACAATTTGACAATAGTAAGAAACGTTGCTTATAGTCAAATTAAAAAAATGAAGAAAAACATCAAAGAAATCGTTGAAGTTGACAAAGAACTTTTAGATATAATTGATATTAATATGAAAAATGCTATTAATAAAATTATACACGATTATAACTTTAAAAAAATAAACCAATAAAGAAACACTATGATAAAATATAAAACATATCCAGTTGACAATTCAAAAACTATTTTTGTACCTACTCGTATTAATAAATCAGTTGTACATAGAACAATGAAAAAAAATAGTAAAGACGCTATTTTTAGATCAGTTGAACTTTCAAATGCAAAAAAATTAGAAAGTGATTTAAATTTAGATGAAGTTGTTGCTAAAAATCAACTAAAAGAAAAAATAACTAAAGTTTTATCTACTCTTACACCAAGAGAAGAAAGAGTTATAAGAATGAGATTTGGTATCGGTTTGAATACTGATTATACTTTAGAAGAAGTAGGTCAACAATTTAGTGTAACCAGAGAAAGAATTAGAATGATAGAAGCAAAAGCTTTAAGAAAATTAAAAGATCCTAGTAGAACTAAAGAATTAAAAGATTATTTACAAGTTGCATAACAAAAAGGAGAAAAAATATGACTAACATTTTCGCAATAACAGGAATATTATCGTTGATATTTGCCGCTGGTGCCATAGAAGATTGTAACGGTGCTTGTATCGGACAAGAAAATTGGACTGCATTTTTTATTTGCTTGACAATCGCTATAATTTCTGTTATACTAACTATATTAACTATGAAAAAGGAGACTAACTAATATGATAAAAGTAGAAAAAACAGCAAAGACACTAGACGAAGGAATTAATAACTTAATGGCTTGTGCTAAACAAGACTATGTAAGAATGTCAACAATGGGTGGCAAAGAACTTACTGGTTATTCTAAAGAACAAGTTGATAATTGGGATATGAAAACAAGAGTTACACAAGGTAAGAAATACATTAAAGTTGTACACGATACTGGTGTTTTTTGTTTTATCGCAAAAGAAGACTTTAAACATTTTAAAAAAGGTGATATATTAAAGGCGGCTGGTTGGAATGCACCTGCATTAAATTCACCACGAGGTAATGTATTAACTGGTAACTATCCAATTCAATGGACAGGACCTTTATATTTAAAATAACTAACATAGGAGAACATTATGACAAATGAACAATTACGAAACGAAATTATTAACGTTGCAAAGAAAGTTGGTGCTACAGATGTGAATGTAGTTTGTGGTTCTTTGTTTTGTAAATTCAATAAGAATATTCACAACGTAATGGCAAATAATCTTAAAACTGTACTGCAAAAGTTTTTTGATAAAAAGAAACCAAATGATACTTTGGTTAAAATGTCAGGTGCCCTACCTGATTATGAATATGCCTACGACTTTACACCTGTTGTAGATTTTAGATTAAACGAATACGGAATTTAGAGTTACCCTATAAGGGTTGTTTTTTCCCACCGAGGCTAGAAACCTCGGTGGGTTTTTCTTATCTACCAATTATTATTTGATTTTGGCGAATAGTGACCTAATATTTTATCTTTGTTTGGTCCGTGTTTAACTATGTAACCAGACGTTCCACCACCATTGATGTCAACTTCTTTTCTGGCACTAAACATAACCTTTACTTTTTTTTCTTGGTCTTTTGCTTTACTATATTTTTCAAGCACTCTTGTATGTCTATCCATAACACCCTCCTTTTAAAAGTTAGGTGCGTTCCTTCGGCATTGCCTACTTCCGTCCGTTTCAGGATGAACGATTATAACTATTTATACGCTAAAAGATGTACCACAACCACAAGAAGAAGTTGCTTTAGGATTATTAAATACAAAGGCAGATTCAAAGTCATCATAAGTATAATCTAATTCCATACCTGTTAAATACAATTCATTAATTCTATCTACAACTAACATATCATCAATAACAATATCTTCCCTTTGTTCTTCATCTGTAAAAGACCAATCATAATTAAAACCAGCACAACCACCACCTTTAACAGAAAGTCTAACAAACTTCTTGTTATGTTTCTTTCTTAATTCGCTTAATCTTTTATATGCGTTGTCTAGTATTGTAATCATTCTAATAAGGTTGCCACTAAATGCACTCTATCAACTTCACTACCATTAAAGAAGTTGTGATATTTTGTATTGTCAGTTATATAAGCAGCGCCATCTGAAGGCATATGAAATGCTGTGTCTTCTATAACCATAATATTACCTTTGTTTGTTATAATAGGTATGTGTATTCTTTTTTCAGGATCTCTATGCCAACTTAAACAAGTACGACTTGGTTTCATTAAGAAACGAATACGACCTATTTTAAAATTTTTCTTAATAAGGTTATAAACCTCTTCAACATAAGACCCTTTAAACTCTGGACAGATTTCTGTATATTTGTGTTCTTCAACAAAAGGCAATCTTTGTTCTTCAACATTAGTGGTATCAGGCATTGTCCAATAAAGACCTCTAACATTACCACCAGAAATAG